AGTGCAAATGTTGAAGATGTTGGAGTTACTCCGTATAAAGATGCATCTGATACTGAATCTCCTTCTGTTACAAATTGAAGTTCTTTTACTATATCTCGTTTAGTTGTTACATTGTGTGCTGAAACTGCCATAGATTAGGTTTATGAAAATTTGATATAAAGAAGTATTATGTCTTAATCTTAAAGTATATCATTTTTAGTTCTGCTTGTGATGTAGGTGTCTGATCTACTTCTTCCTCTGGTTCTAAGCGTTCAAACTCTGGTTCTGAATCCTCAAAGAAAGCCACTTCACTTGCTGTTGAATCACTCTTGTTTAATCGAGTTGCTCCATTTGGTCTGTTCTCCCATAGGATACGATGTACCTCATCTTCTAACTCTAATAGAATCTGTAATGATTCTCCTTGAATTTCAATAAAACAAGTACATACCCAAGCGTGTTTATCATCTCCATTAACATCAAAATCATCTGTTTGATATCTCATTCTTGAGGAATAATTAACTCTGACCTCATTGACAAATGATCCATCAGGTCTTGCTAGTTGGTCAGGTTCATCTGTATCTGAACTGAATACTGGAGTTATGGTTCCTGTAATGTTTGCTGCTGTCCAGTTATCTGATATTAAATCTGCTATTGTCTTATCAAGATTCTCTCTAGTACCTGATAGATTAGTGAATGTAATGGTCAAATGTAAAACACATTACCCCATCGTGTTTGGTCTTGAGGTGCTTGAGCCATATATGATTTTAATAATACATTAATTTCATCTACTATCTGTGCTGTAGACAACTCTGTTCTTTTTCCTAAATTACGTAACATCTCAGATCCCATCAAGTTTGCCACAGAATCTACTGCTGTTGGAACCGTAGTAAAATCAGAATTACGATTCAATACAAGATTAATTAATGATGTAATAGTATTTTGTATGGTAGTTACTACTCCTGGAGTTGCTGATTTGGTTCCTCCCCATGCTAATTTTTCGATCTCATCGGTAGATCCGTATTTTGTCATAATAATTGTTATATAGAATAGTACATAAAGAAGTAATGTGTCACAAATTTTACAGATACCGTTGAATTTACAATGGTTTAGACAGGCAAATAAATATCTAGAGAATTTACACGTTACAAGTACCTCAAATTACGGTACAGTTACGGTAAAAAGAGATGAAAATGACTCTAATTTTACAAGTGAGTTTGATTATATAGTGTCCAATATGGGCCTATAACTTTTTGTTAGTAACAAACAATGGTCGTATATCTATTATTGATAACTGTAGTTTTGAGTATCTAAATTTATTCCAATACCAAAATGATATGAGAAACCTGTTATCCAGATTATCATGTACTCCTGATACAAAGTCAGGTGTTCCATACAGTTTGGCATGACATAACTCGTGCTGTACCCTATCACTATTTGATCTGGTAACAAATGAGTTATCTGAATCCCTAAGGTATAGATCTATTCTGTACTTACCACACACTCCAGAAGCCATATCTGTGTTGATCTTCTGTCCTGAGGTGGTTTTAAAATGCTCAAAGAATAGAGGATTTGTATCTTCTAATCCCCATATATGAATATCCCATTTTGTTAGCCATCTATGCGTATATTGAGTTCCAAGATGTAATAGTATGTTTCGTATCATTCCCTTGTATAGCCTCTTGTTTAAATTTTTAGTGTGAAAGTGTATCATAATAAAAAATAAAGAAAATAGGATAAAAAACCTATTGTGTTTTGTCGTTTTTGTGCTTGAGATAGTCTGCACCAATTACAACTGCTACAGGTGCTAATAAAGCAAGTGCTGTACCTTCAGTTAATTCTATCTGACCATTGTAAGTCCATAGGGCGACAAGTCCTGTATATGCTGCTAGAGCATAGTATCTTAGATTTCCTAATGCCATATTCCATTCCATTTGGTATAGTATATAAAACTTTTTAGAATAAGTAGGTCATAATGCCTACTAGTACGCCTACAGTACCTATTACTGCCATTAATTGATTGAATTTCTCTTTAGTTACTCTTTGTATAGTTTCTAATTCAGTAACCCTATTACACATATCATTCATTCTCTCCTCCATCTTATCTAGTTTCTCGAAGATACGTTCAATAAACATTGTATCTTCCATAAAAAAATGTATGGAAAAAGGACTATTAGAAGTAAAAAAATAAAAAATATTAGTGTCTAATCTTGTTTGGATGAGACAATAACATAAGTGTTTGGATCGAGGATATCTACACCAATTCTGTGAGTCCATACAATATCCCAGTATTGACCTGCGATTTGTTTTTGGAACTCTATCTCCATGTTACGTTGTGAACATAGACCCCATGCTGCACCTTTTACACAAACTAAGTTTCTGTAGGAGTTGCTTACATCGGATTTGATTTCATTGGATACAACAATGTCTACACCATATAATCTTTCAAGTTGTCCGAGTCTTGTAATACCTGCATTACCAATCATGGTGTATTCAGATAGACTTGAACTAGTAATTAGACTTTCAAATGCTCTTGGGCTAATGAAAGCTACAAGTTTTCCTGGTGAGGTATCTTGTCCTAATTCTTCAAGGTATCTTTTTGCAAAGGTTATACCATCTTCGTCAAACTCTACAGTTGCATCTTCTGCTGCTGTGTCGCCAACTGCTGAACCATCTGTTCCACTAATGTGGTATGGTGCTGTAGTAACGCCACCGTAGTCGTGATCTGTTCCTGCTAAATCTTCGACAATAAGTTTGTGTTCATCTCTAATGGCTTCCAATCTTGCAGTTTCTCTTAATGCGTTAAGGAAACTTCCTGGATAGTCCTCTAGTTCTGATTTCAAAACTGTTTGTCTCCAACCTCTAACGGAACAAGTTACGTCAATGCTTGTTAGGGTGTGAGTTGTTGCTGTAATATCGGTACTTGTGGATTCAGTAATTGCTCCTGCATCTGGTACTGTGATTCTGTAGAATCTTGCAGTATTTTGTCCTGTTGGGATTGCTTGGAATTTACCAAACTGTCTTACAGGTTTTGCAGTTTTTGAACCTAATTGAATAGAGATGTTACTAGCTTGTTTTACACCTGAAATAGTTCCAGAAGTAGAAACTGCTTCGTGAACTGATCCATTACCATTTGGTTGTTCTAAACCTGTATTGGATTCAATCCATCCCTCTTTGTCAATAACCATTCTACCATAGCCTGTCTCGAATACTTTGTCTAAGAATTGTTTGGCACTTTCTTCAGTATATGCTTCTTCAACATAACCTTGTGGTTGTGATGTTTCTGCTACTTCGGATTTTGGTGTCCAAGCATCTTTGACAGTTTCGATAACTGCTTTGAGAGTTTTGTCATTTGACTTTTCAATTCGTTCTGCAATGTTTTCAGTAGCCTCAACTGGAGCTTCTTCCTTTGCAGGAGTTGCTTCTGCTGATTTTGCTACTTCAACTTCACCATCGGTTTCGATAGTTACTTTGACTTTTTCCTCGACATCATTTACAATCTTTTCAGATTTAATGTCGTCTGTCATAGATTGATTTTGGATATTGTCTTTAATGGAAGTAATTGGCTCATCTGCCATTGGTGCTTGAGGTTGTGCTGGTTGTACCTGTACTGGAGGTGCTATTAATTTCATAAATGATACTTCTAATGCTCCTAGTATTTCTAGTGCCTTTCTGTCTATTTCTTCTGATTCTAAATCTGCATTTTTGTTTCTGATGTTATCTGCAATTTCAGATCGTAACCTAATAGGATCAACAAATCCACCAAATGAACTAACTGGGGGTTCATCCTCGTTTAATACTTTAATATACTGAGCATTATGATTCTCTATTACTGTAAGTGTGGATTCTGGTATTCCTGGTGTTCTTACTACTGATAATTCTAATATTTCATTTAATACAGGTGCATTTAAACACTTTGCCCTCATAGCATCACATAGTTGTCTTTGTTCTAGAACAGATGCTCCTATTGATACTTGGAACTGTTCGTTTTCCAATATACCTTGCCATTCAGAGTCAAATACTGTTGCTTCATATCTTACCTGTGATTTTTCTTGATCAAAACTAAATGTAACCTCTCCTATATGTGAATCTTGATTATGTTCTACCCTTAATGGTACTTGTTTACCGTCAAATTTCTTTAACTCCTCTACGTCATAAAATACCCCATTACGTGATTCTCTAGGCATCAAAGCAATGCCTGCGATTCTACTGGCCATATGTTGTTTTGACTTTAAAAAGATATAGAGAAGTATTTAACTATGAGTGCTTACGCATTAAATAAAATGTATAATCAGCAGCAACAAGTTTATTTGAACCTGTTAAACTTTTAGCAGTAACTTTAACGTCTGTTTTCTCGTCTGCATATTCTCCATATATACTGATTCTAACATCTCCTGCTGTAAAAAATACCCTTCTTTTGACTCTCCAGCCTTTATTGTTTTCATTCATTACAAACAACCCTTCCAATCCTGCATTATCATTTGTATTAACTTGTAACTCCGTAAAAATGACTCGATAATTTCTTGGAACTGCATATTGAGTTTTTTCTGTTTGTCCTGAACCAATTTCAATGGCTGCCTGTACTGTTCCTGCTGATGATGCAGTTATTTTACCTGCATTTGTTTGTCCTGATCCTGATGATGTAATAAACATTCTATTTATTCTAAGAAAAGAGCCTGTAGTGGTTACTGCTCCTGTTCCATTAAGAGTAACTGACTCATTTAAAATATCCCAATTATTATCTATGCCTTCTATTTGTATTGTTATGGCCCCTGTTCCTCCTGTATCATCTGCTGTTGATGTAGATACAACACTCATAGTCTCTGCACTGGATAATCTAGTTAATGTTCCTCCTGTTGTCCATATATCTTCATGAGTTCCGTTAATGTCTGGATTGTAACCAAATTTATTCACAACCTTATTAAATTCTTCTCCCCAATTATAGGCTAATCGTTTTATTTTTCTTTCATCAATAATCATTATAAATTCTCATTTACTAATTGTTTTATTTTATCAATTAATACAATGTAATCCTTTTTGCCTTTTATCTCTACACTTTCAGATATAGATTTTATTTTAGAGCCTATAAGGATAGTCTTGGAAGATAATAATGATCTTGATTTCTGCCCTTCTATTATTTGCTGCCCTTTGTCTTGTACTACTCCCTTGTAATGTATCGAAAGATCCTGATTCTTCGATATACTTGCCTCAAGTGTTATAACTTGCATATCCTGTGGTAGTCTTGTATTTCCTCTTACTGATATTACTCCCTGAGTATGATTAACCTCTGGGAATGATAATATCTTCTTTCCTGGAGTGCTTCCCCCTTCAGTTGGTATGTATGTTAGATTATAATCGTCTGAGTAATTTTGATATGCATATGCCATTAGCCAATATACGTGTCACCTGAGAACTTAAACTCTGTTCTCAATGGTCGTCTGGAATCCAATTTAGGAGTCCAAAACACGTGTACCTCCTTTACTTCGTCTGCCTTTAACATCTCTGGTACTTCAAATCTTAGTTCGGGATTAGTATTTTCAATTTTAACATTATGTACTGGCCACTCTGTATCTGTATTTTTGATAAACATTGTATATTTGATAGTCTCTCCTAATGATACCCTCCCTAGATCTAGAGATTCTACTACTGTTTGTGTCTCTCTATCTGTAAATATTCTAATCATCTTTAAGACCTCTTATGAAATTCATTATCTCCTCAGTATTCTTTCTTTTTTCCACTCTATCAAGTTCTTCTCGTAAATTTACCATCTCTAACAGTTTTTCATTAGTATCTTTGTCTTTAATGGAAGTTATTTGTTCGGGTTCTTTGTCTCTATTGTCTTGGAGTTGATTTGTAGGTGTTACAGAGGTGATTGGTGCTTCATCTTCCATATCGTCTTGATTCACAGGTATGTTAGTGTTAGATATGAGCCATTGTCTTAGTTCGGATCTTCTGATACCGTTGTCTCTGAATGTGGTAATAATATCAGTAATACTTGCCTCTTGTTTTTGTGGAGACTCAAAGAATACCTGAATGTCCTTTGATTTGACGTTCTTGCCTCTCTTTTTAAGGTAAGGTAGAATACAGAAGATCTTGATTTGGTTTGCAAGTCTCTCCTGTATCCTTTTGACCTTTCTAGTCAATACGCTGTCAGTTGACTCTGATGCTGCCCTTGCTGTGAAACCTGCGTTGAAGAATTGTAGTGGGAATTTAGATCCAGGTTCTATTAAATCCCTTTGAATGTGTTCAATGTAACCGTCAAACTTGGCATTACCATTAACCTCAAATGTTTCTACTTTAAATGGTTTATCTGTAACTATCTTCATTCCTGGTTTGGCTTTCTTTAAAGCATCTGCTTGAGTCTTGATGAACTGTTCTCCAGCATCTTCAAATTGAAACATCATTAACGGACTAGCATAAGAATGGAATATCTCAGGCATTGCGTGTTCCATCTTCTTCATCTGGATTAATGGTGAGTCATAGATGTCTCCTGATCTAGGATCTGTATAATCTGCTAATACGGAATGGTGTAATCCTCTACCAAATGGCTCTCTTGCTACATTGGTTAGTTTAAAGTGAATAACGTCTTGTGGTTTTAATTTAATATCCTTATTGTTTACGTGTTGTAGATAATATGCAATATTGCCTCTCTTATCCCTAACTATGCTTGAAATTGTTTGTATTGGTATCTCTAAGAACTCTGAACCTGTTGGATCTTTCTCATATATCAGATTTCCTACTCCAACGTAACTGTACAACCCATCCTCTAGTGTTTCGTGAAAATTTATCGTATCTAACCACTCCATTACCATATCTGCTACGGATTCTTTTTTTGCAGTTACTCTGAGTCCTTTTCCGAGTATCATTTGGATATATGTTTCATTTGATAAGTTTAATCTAGGATCTTTGTTTACTGCATCCAAAGTTTCAATAAATGGTCTGTCTGGTGATAGTTCTGACTCATAATCTGATACATTTATCTCACTTTTAGGGTTAAATGACTCAATTACCTTGATAGAACCCTCATATGGTACATCATTTGAGGTATTTTTAGGTAAAACTGCTCCTTTTGGCATAATAACATCGCCATTTCCTCTAATAATAGGAGAAACCATAGTATTTTGTAGTATTCTAGTATCATAGGAAGTAAAAAGGCATCAATGAGGTAAACAAATCACCTTGCTGCTATTGGTTATTCGCAGATCTAGCCTTTATATGACTTGAGAGGAGTTGAAAGAACAAAACCCCAAGTTAATATCCTAACTCTCAAGTCTATGATTATAATATACTAAACGATAATAAAAGTGTTACTAATCCCACTCTAGATATAACTCATCAGAGCCATTGACCCCTACTGCTGTGAGTCTGCTACCTGTTTTTTCTAATAATATCCTAACTTTTGTATTTCCTGACATGGTTGGAGTCTTTCCCTGTGCGAATGTCATGGTAAATGTACCATCTGCGTTTAATGTAAGTCCTGTTTGAGTAGAGAAAAGTGGTTTTCCCTCTTGTCCTAACAATCTGAATGTACCTGTGAATGTGTTTAGTGATGTTTCTGCTGTCGTGAAGGTATTGTCTCTATAAACAGTACCCGATAAGTCATATACTGAACTATCTGTATAGTCCTCCTGTACCCAAGTCTTTTGATCCAAATTCAGATAAAGTGACATTAAAGTTTATATAGCTTGTGGTTAATAAAGAAGTGATGCTTGCAAAGCACACACCAGCTCCAGAGTATCCCATTGTTAGAAACAAACAATTAGACGAATTACAGAAATTACACTTATACGAGGTTGTTACTTGGCCTATGCATTACCCTGATGAGATATGTATGAATATGTTACGTAAAAATGCTGATCCTAACGTTATACTGTTCATTGCGTTAATGAATGGCATCACACCTATAATGACCATTGGAGATCATAAGGCATTTATTGTAGATTTAACTCCAAAGAAGAAATCTAACCGATCCCTGCCATCGTACCTGACCCCATCTTATAGTAATACAAAGCAAGCAGAAAAGCATCTCCAAGATCAAAGGGATTCTGTCTAGTTTTATCCGTTCCACCTTTCTTGTTGAACTTTATAGTCATTAGTTGTGATTTGAGTTTCTTGAATCTTGGGTGAATCTCTACCTTCTGAAAGTCTATATGGTGTGCTGCATAATTTAACATCTTCTCTCCATACTGATTAAATGCTATTGATTGTACGTTCATGCTATATTTATCCCTAAGATCTCTTATCCCTTCAGGCCATGCAGAATCACAAAATATCCTTTTGGTCTGGAATCTTTGTGATAACTCTTTAATCTTGTTTACCGTATCAATGTAGGAAGCCCTTTCAAATGCCTCAGCATAGATGATGCTTTTCTTTCCTTTCCTTTTTTGTATTACACATATGCCAAATTCTGATGAACCAAATCCAGGATCAATTCCTATCACCCTGTCGTTTGTGTTATCTGCATCTTGCCAGTTGTACTCCTCCTTTGTACATAACTCAATTCCCTCTGGTGAGAATATGTCCCCTACGTTCTTTCCCCATACACCTAGATACTCTCTCTCAAAGGAACGTGCTTCTGATGCTTTGTCTATAAAGGTTTTCGAAAAGATTGAAGTTTTAGTTTTCGGATCGACTTTAAGACCTGCTTCAACATAAAAATGGAATCTTTCGTATATTGTTTTCTCTGCTCCTTTGGTAGGCTCTGACATAATGTCGTAAAAAAAGCCTGATGGTTCCTCTCCTGCTGTAGATACCCAAATAACCCAAGAATCTGACTTTCCAATATATCTCTCTCCGACTGTTCTAACAATGTTATCATCTCGAATTTTGAAGAACGCTGCTTCATCTCCAAAAAAGAGACTAACCTTTGGTTTACCTCTTGCTGAATGGATATTGTTTGACGGATAACACTTAATTCTTCCTCCGTTGACATCCATTTCGTATGCTCCATGATCTACGTATCCTAGTCCTCTCTTAGTTAAAAAGGCTTTGGATCTCCTTATCAAGTCCTGTGCCAAATCAACATTTGGGCCAGTAATTACCATAGCCTCTTTGTCCTGGAAATATGGATCAGTAAAGCATTTCCATAGTATCCATAGTAAGATAAACTCTGTAAGTCCTAATCCTGTTGCCTTGTATACGCAGAATTGTTTACAGGGATTAGTCCTTTGATCATCAGGTAATTCCATCTGCATTTTATCTAGTATCTGATTTTCATAGTCATAACAAGGGTGATATATTCCGTCTCTTTCAGGGCCACCATTTGGATAGAATATGTAATGCCAAAAACAACAATGATCTACTGTACTAAGAGAGTCCTTACACCAGAATACCTCAGGTACAATAGGAATATCTCTACTTGCTGCATCTGCAAGAATCTGATGTGTATCCCTACTCGCTAGACCCTTCGCCATCTTCCTCTACCTTATGTATTACCTCTGCAACAGGTTTTTGTGGTCGTAACTTGTTACGTTCCATTTTAAGTTTCTTGACCTGTAATGGTAATGCAGAATCCTGTAACATTTTAAATGAATCCAGTTTAATCTCGTGTCTAAACCTACTTAACTTAAGG